GATGCAGTCGCTGAAAACGTCGTTCGACACCTTGCTGGGCAGTACCGAGAAGTCTGACAAGATGTTCGGAGAGTTGAAGCACCTTGCATCCACCACTCCGCTCATGCTTAAAGATCTTGCTTCGGGCGCTCAGACCATGCTCGGTTTCAATATCGAGGCCGAAAAAATTATTCCGACGTTGAAAGCCATCGGTGACATCAGCATGGGCGATGCAGAGCGGTTCAAGTCACTCACCTTGGCCTACTCACAGATGTCGGCTACCGGCAAACTCATGGGCCAGGACCTCTTGCAGATGATTAACGCGGGCTTCAACCCACTCACAGAAATCAGTCGCAAGACCGGCAAGAGCATTGCCTTGCTGAAAGACGAGATGTCAAAGGGAGCCATCAGTGCCGATATGGTGACCGATGCGTTCATGGCAGCCACATCGGAAGGTGGCAAGTTCAACGGAATGTTGGAGAAACAGGGCAAAACGCTTGCTGGATCGCTCAATCAGCTGCAAGGTGCCATTGATGATATGTTCAATTCCATCGGCGAGCAGAGTGAGGGCATCATAAACGGCACCGTAGCCGGCATACAGGTGCTTGTGGATAACTATGAGAAGGTGGGGAAAGTATTGGCCGCACTGATAGTGACCTATGGCGCATACAAGGTAGCCGTGATGGCCGCCGTCGCCGCCGAGAAAGTGGAGCAGCGGACTCTTGTAGAACAGGCATTGGCCAAGATGAATGGCATTGCATTAACCAAGGCACAGGCCGCTGCCTACGTATTGCAGAAGGATGCGACACTGAAACTGAACAAGGCGCAGCAGCTTCTGAACAAGACTATGCTGAGCAATCCCTACGTGCTGATGACGACCGCACTTGTGGCCGCCGTGGCCGCCGTGTGGGCACTGTCGGACGGTCTCGATCATGCCACTGCTGCACAGAACCGGCTGATGAACGCGCATAACGCATTCAAGGAAAGTCTCTCAGAAGAGGAACAGGTGACTGAGCGCCTGTTGCGTATCATCCAGTCGAAGAGCGCGACCGATGCACAACGTACCGCAGCCTATGAGGCATTGAAGAAATCCTCCTATTCGCTCACCCAGCAATATTCGCTCGAACAGTTGAAAACGCTCGATCTGGCCGAGGCCATGAACAAGGTTTCAGAAAGCAACCAGGATAGATCCGCAGCTGATGCCCTGATTAGGTTGCGTAAGGAACGGGAGGCATACGAATATCTGATCAGGCTGAAGAACGACTTCGAGCTTAATGCAAAGGCGAAAAAGGAAGGCTCGAAAGAAAGAAGCAATACCGCTGGCATGATGAGCAACAACGTGCGCGAAGTATTGGGAGGCCACGTCGGAGAAAAGGAAATCGAAAAGACGATGGCTACCGTCCAAAAGGCAATCGCGAAACTGGAGCAAGAGGCAGCACGTGTCATTTCCCGGCCGAAAGTTGACGACAAGGCTGCGACCCTATACAGCGAGGAAGCCAAGAGGCTGATGAATGACTGGAAGACTGCCAAGAAGACCTACGAGGCTTTACTGAAAGACAAGAAAGCCACAGACGAGCAGGTCAAAGCGGCGCGTTCTTCCGTCGATGCAGCTGATACAGCCTACGAGAAACTGACGGGAACCAAAGCATCAGCCGAAGATAAGCAAGCCAAGGAGCGTGCCAAGAAGATGGCCGACATCAAAACCCAGATCATCAAGATGGAGCAAGAGGCAGCATTTGCGGCCAGACAGGCAGAGATTGACGGTCTGGAAGCTGGAAACGAAAAGGTGCTGAAACAACTGCGCCTTGACTATGATAAGCGTCTTGCAGAAATCAATACAGAGAAAGCCGAATCAATTGCCAAGGCAAAGGAGGTGATCGATGCAGAGCAACGAGCCAAAATGGAAGCTGCTGCGGAAGCCAGGGCCAAGGCACAGGAAGATGCTGCGGCCGATGAATATCAACGTGGTGTCGATGCCAATCAAGAGGCAGAGGCCAAGGCCATGCGCGACTATCTGACAGCGTGGGGGGCCATGCAAGAGAAGCGCGCCGCCATCACCGAGGAATACAACGAACGCATCCGCAAGGCCAACACCGAGGGAGAAAAGCTATCCTTGAAAAAGGAAATGGAGCGGGCTTTGTCAGAAATCGACCGCTCGGCACTCAATCTGGACTGGGGTATGCTGTTCGGCGACCTCAGTAAGTATGTGGCAAAAGACCTGAAGAAACTGAAAGCACAGGTCGAGACCTATCGGAAGAGCGAAGAATATGCCAAGGCAACGGCCGAGAACAAACAGGCCGTGGATGAGGCATACGCAGAACTGGAGCAGACGATCCTGGACAAGAGCGGCATCTTCGGTGGCATAGCTGAGGCGTTCAAGCAACTGTCCGAAGCAGAAACGGAACTGGCGAAAGCTGAACAGGATGTAAAGAATGCGACCACTGCCAAGGAACGTGAAGAGGCGCAAGAACGAGTCAATGCGGCCACTGGTAAAAAGAAGAACGCACAAGCCAATGTGCGCACAGCTACCGACAATGCCCGCGACAGCATTGCCTCATTGGCACAAACTATCACGCAGTTGGGTACTGCCAGCGAAATGACGCTGACCGACCTCGGAAACGTCGCCTCACAAATCGCTGGAGCTTTCGGCGAGGCTGGACAAAAGGCGGGCGGCTGGATTGCTGCTATCTTTACTTTGTGCGACATGGTGGCGAGAGATGGCATCAAAGGGCTGTTCGAGAATGTCGGCAAACTTGTCGGCCAAGCCCTTGGCGGACTATTCGGCATTGACATAGACGAGAACACGCACTATTATGAGGAGCAGAAGAAACTCAACGACAACTATCTGAAGTTGATTGAAGAGTGCATATCTAAGCAGGAAGAGCTTTTGAAAAAGCAATCCGGCATGGATGCTGTCAAGATCTACGAGGATGCTGTAGCCAATCTGGAACGCAAGCAGGAAATCAATGCTAAGAACGTCAAGAACTATCTGAATGCGGGTGCTTCGAAAGGATTTCTGGGCATTGGCTCCAGTGCGAGTAACGGCGTGAAGCTAAGCAAGGCGTTCAATTATTCCATTGAAGATATAGTAGCCGGGGAAACTGTCTCGGAGGGTGGTAGGCGTCTCGATGCACTGAAAGAGATTATGGGTGTGGATTCCTTCTCCGAGCGCATGGAAGAGCTTGCGACGGCAAGCGTGGAACAGATTCAACTGATGAAAGAAAATGAGGACATCTGGGTACACCTGCCCGATGATGTCCAAAAGTACTATCAGGAGATACTTGATGCCAATGACGCAGCCGAGAAACTTGCCGAGACATTGCGCGAAAGCCAGACCGCCATCTCATTTGACAATCTGCGCAGTTCTTTCCTCCGTCTGGTGAAGGATGTCCAGAACGGCACAAAAGAGATGTCTGCCAGTTTCGAGGACATGATGGTCGATGCCATATTGAATCAGCTGACAGCGGAAGGTTCCGAACTGAATACCGCGCTGCAAGACTGGCACAAGACATTTGCCGAATATATGGCCGATGGATTGGACAAGACTGAGGCCGATGCGTTGCGGAAAATCTACAACAATATCTATGCCGACGCACAACGGAAACGAAATGAAGCCTATGATGCAGCCGGTATCGACCAGACAGAGAGTACAACACAGAGCGGCAAGGCCGGAGCATTCGAGACCATGACGCAAGACCAAGGCACGAAATTGGAGGGACTCTTCACCAGCGGACAGATACATTGGGCGAGCATGGACGAGCTGCTTGGCAAGATTGCCGACCGTTGGGGCGGCCTGCTTGACCGTCTGGGTGAATTGGTAGAGAATACAAGTTATTGTCGCCATTTGGCTGACATTGCCGATGACATCAAGACAATGCGCCGTGATGGCCTTAAAATGAGATAGACTATGGCAAGAAGTCAACAACATATATTGAGCGGTCAGGTAATTGTAAACAATACCGACTTGTGGGAGGTGTATGGTGTGTTCCTTCGTGAGGAACGCAAAGGCGGGCATGAGAACCTGAACGCGCTACTTGCCCCGTCGAAAACCAAGGCCCATGTGGCCGTGAACATCCGTGAGCAGGATGGTGAGGACGTGGGTGACACACTCAACGTGAAGAGTGAACCTCGTGACGTGACGCTGCATTTCGCGCTTCATGCCGACAGCAGAGCGGAGTTTCTGTCCAAATATGCCGACTTCATACAGTTTCTGAAGACAGGCAATGACGGTTGGCTGAACTTCCGGTTCCCCACGTTAGGTCTGGAAATGCAGATGTATGCGGCACAGTGGCCCAATGGCTTCACGGCCATCTCTAATCTATGGGCAGAGGGGGAACAGTGCGGGGCATTCAAGGTGAAGTTCCGGGAGCCTGTTCCTTCATTCTGAATTGATAATTGACAAAGAACCATCAGCCATGATAGAAATATTTGGAAACAACGGACAGTTGAAGTGTCGGGTCGAACCAGGCAGCAGCAGCCGGCAGGACAAGTCGCTACAAGGCGACAACGTACTGTCGCTGTCCTTCACGCATTATGCCTTTCTGAATCTGGACGTGAACGACTGGTGCGACTTCGAGGGCGAACGCTACTGGTTGCAGGAGAAATACCTGCCAAGGCAGAAGAATACGAAGGAATGGGAATACGACTTGAAACTGTACGGCATCGAGAGTCTGATCAAGCGTTTCCTTGTGCTGAACAACACAGATGGGGAGAACGAAGCAGTGTTCACACTCACAGCCCCAGCGAGCGAGCATGTGCGCCTGATAGTCCGTGCGATGAATGACGGGATGGGTAACATAACCGACTGGAAGGTGGGCAATGTGATTTCTTCCGACAACCTGACCATCGACTATGAGGGAACCTATTGTGACGAAGCTTTGCACATGGTGGCCGAAGCAGCCGGTACCGAATGGTGGATAGAGGGCGAGACTGTAAATATGTGCCGTTGCGAATATGGCGAGGAAGTTACATTGCGCTACGGGGAAAGCCTCCTTTCGCTCAGCCGGGACGAGGCCGATGGAGTGAAGTTCTACACGCGGCTGTTCCCAATAGGCAGTAGCAGGAACATCGACAGGGAGAAGTATGGCAGCACACGTCTGCAACTGCCTGGTGGTGCCAAGTATGTCGATATGCCAGAACTGGTGGCCAAGTATGGAGTGTTCCACCATTTCGAGCAGGAAGCATTCAACGGCATCTATCCACGGCGTGTCGGCGTAGTCAGCCACGTACGCCACGAAGAAGTGACGGGTACCGACGGCAAGCCTTTCACCATCTGGTATTTCCGCGATGAAAGTCTGCCTTTTGATCCCAATGACTACGAGATAGCCAACCTTGTGAAACATGTGACGTTCCAAAGCGGTGAACTGGCAGGGCGGGATTTTGAGGTGAACTACGACAGCCAGGCGCGCGAGTTTGAGATCATCACGACATGGCCATACGATGACGACACGCAACTGCCCGGTGGCCAGCTCGTGCCGAAGGGTCCGCAAGGGAACGTGTCTGGCGACAAATATATCCTGTGGAACATCGCCATGCCAGACGAATACTACGGGCTGGCAGAGCGGGAACTGGAGGATGCAGTCAATGCGTTCAACCAGCAGCACAGCGTGGATGCAAGCGTCTATAAGGCCCCGACCAACCCGAAATGGGTGGAGCGTAGCAGTGAGCAGTTCTACATAGGCCGACGTGTGCGGTTGGAAAGCCCGAAGTATTTCCCCGGTATCGGCTACCGTAGCAGCCGTATCACCCGCGTGTCCCGAAAGGTAAGCGACCCTTGCCAGATGGATCTTGAAATCAGTGATGTCCTATCGACTGGCGCAATGGACAAGCTGGAAGACATCATCCATGATGTGAAAGCGTATGTCCGGGAGGCGAGCGGCGCGTTGCCCGACATCATCCGCAGCTGGGACACCACCCGTCCGACCGACAACAACTTGTACAGTGCCCGCCGCAGTCATAGGGAGTTCCTGAGCAAGAATAACGCCGATCGAGCCAATGCGAGAATCATCTTTGCCGATGGTCTTGACTTGGGCGACTATGAGGCAGGAGAACAGGGAGGCCGCATCGATGGCAGCGGCAATGCCGAACTGCTGACCCTTGTCGTCCGTCATCTTCTGCGCAGCGCCCGTTTCGTGGACGGTATAGGTGGAGAAGGATGGCAACTGTGGATTGACCAAAACGCATTGGCCAACCTGACCATCGACAGACTGACGGTGCGCCAGGTGATGACTGTCTTTGAAATGCTGGTCGAGAAGATCCGAAGCGCAGGCGGCCAGATAGTAGTGAGTGCTGCCAATGGAAAAATCAAGACCGTTGAAGATACCGGGGACTATTATACAATCACCTTCGAGCAGGAAAACACTTTCCAGGTGCATGACCTGCTGCGTTGCCAGACATTCACGGGCGGTCATCTGAAGGACTATTGGGCAGAGGTCGCCGCCGTAGATGGCAACAGCATCCTGATAGCCAAGAGCGAATTCGATGGCAGCATCCCCGAGGCAGCCGACGAGTGCGTGCTGATGGGCAACACGACGAACACCCAGCGTCAGAACTTCATCCTCATCTCGGCCACAGAAGACGGGCAACCCCGCATCGATGTGATGGATGGTGTCCATACCAAGAACTTTACCGACTGCATCCGTGCCAGGTTAGGCAATCTGGACGGCATCGGCGATGACCATTTCCCCATCGAGAACCAGCCACATGGAAACGGCCTGTACAGCGACAACGCCTATCTGCGTGGCACGTTCCTGCTTTCCACGGGCGAAGACATCAAGACCAAGTTCGAGATTACCGAGGGGAAGATAGAGAGCACCGCGAGCGCATTGCGCCAAGACTTCGCCGCAGAACGGGGCTATCTGAACAACCCGAGCTTCGATGAAGGCCTGAGCAAATGGATGACCGAGAATGAGACAGTCTTCTGGCTTGTCGGCAACCGATGGATATGGGCCAACAACAAGGCATTGTCGAAGAAAGGCGACGGTGCCAGCGTGACCAAGGATGACGGTCGCGTGGTCGTCCGCATCAAGAACAAGTATATCTGTCAGCGGAATGCCAACCTGCGCAGCATCCCCACGTTCGAGGCCAATGGTCAGGAACCTAAAGAGGCAAAGCCAGTTTATCTGAGCTTCCTCTACCGATGTGCCAGCGCAGGCACGCTTCATGTCCGTTTCGAGAATGTCGATAAGTCTGGCTTCGAGAACTTCAATTCCTTCGATGTGGAAGAGACGTTGGCCGTGACTACCGGTTACAAGCAGTACAACTGCAACGGTCTATGGAACGGCACGGGCGACTTCAAGTTGAGTTTCACCGGCGACATCTACCTCTATATGCTCATTTTGAGCGAGGACAAGATTGAGAGTCTGACGTATAAGTATCGAACGCTGTTCGAACAGTCTGAGAAACTCGTTCGAATAGCCGCGCAGAACTTTGACTCCAATGGAAATCTGTTGCTGGAGAGCGGCATGACGGTAACGGCCAACGGCACGGGCATCTATGCACGCGGGGCTGACGGAAAACTGGCCTTTCTGGGTGTAGGTGTGCAGGAGAGCTATACAGACGGTGATGGCCAGACACAGACGCGTACCGTCATCAAACTGACGGCTGACAATATACAGCTGGAGGGATTGGTCACAGCGAACCAGAAATTCAAAATACTGGCCGATGGCAGCATTGAGGCAGTGAATGGAAAATTCGATGGTCAGGTAAATGCAACGAGTGGCAAGTTCGGCAACATGCAGATTGTCAACGATACTTTTGAAGGAGAAAATGGAAAACTCCGTTTTGGTTCTTACGCGACTTCTTACACAGTCATATCGACAAGCCAAACCGAGTTGAACAGAAATGCCAATGTCTATCTGTTGAACGACACAGGACATTGCCTTTACGCTACGGCAGCTTACCCTAATGCCAACTATGCCATAGTTGCATTGGGTAAGAACGCTATCCATTCACAAGGCAGGACATGGATGGATGGTGGTTTGGTAAATAAAGTGCGCAGAGTCACATCAGATACTACCCTTGCCACTTCGGACAATGTGGTCTTCTGCAATGGTAGTTCGGCCATAACTCTTACCCTGCCTACTGGTTGTGAGGATGGCCAGCAGATAAAGATATTGAACAATACAGAAAACAATGTTGTAGTCCAAGCTGGAAGCGGTAATATATTGAGCCATTCACGTTTGCTGGCAAATCCGAGTGCAATGCAATATTACCTTGCAACAGGAAATATTACATTGCCAGCAACAATCGGGACAAGTGAATCCATGGATGGGGCCGCCGAGTTGTTGTCGCTATATACCAAGGCTTTTGGCCTCATTCTGATTTTCGATTCCACTGCCAGCACATGGCACGCAAGATTTTTAATATAACGGCAAGAGCCAATTTAAACCCATAAACCCGTATTGATATGACAGAGCAAGAAAAACTAGAGTTGAAGCAGGAGATAATCAACCAGATTAAATCCGAGAGCCAGGATGTGACGGAACTGGAAGAGGTGGCATCGCTCGATGGCATCAACACCCTTCCCGCCATGCGCGGCAATGAGATGGTGTCGGCTCCCGTGAGTCTGCTCGGGGCACCTGCGACCGCAGCCGCCCAACAGGCATTGGCCGCCAAAACGTTGGCCGCGACCGCAGCCGGTACCGCGAGCACAGCGGCAACCAATGCCGACACAAAGGCGCAGGCCGCCGAGACAGCCGCAGGCCAGGCATTGGAAGCCAAGAAAGCGACTGAGGAGGCCACCCAACAGGCACATAACGTAGTGGAACAGTATGAGGCTGTGGCAGTCCTGGCACGCAATGGTGCGACGGCACGCTTTGACGGCATTCTGGATTCTGTGATACTGGAGCAGGTCGGCCTCGAAACCGTTTCAGGCGTTTACTATGTGGAGAACCTGAAGAGTTTTGTCGGCAAGAACGGCAACAGATACAGTCGGGCGTGGAGTGGTCAGGATATGTTCATGGACGGACTGATCATCAGGAAGGACAAACTCTATCTTTTGGGCGAGACCCTGTATGCCTGGAGCGAAGAAGAGGAAACCCTTGTGGAGGCCAGCGGCAAGGGTGGCGGCAACACCATCAACGTGACCGAGGTCTATCCCTTGGCCGACGGGTTCTATACCCTTGCCACTGCCATTGCAGCAGTGGAGGAAAAGAAGCGCGTGAAAGGCGCGTGTGTGACCTACGAGGCCGCCCAGGGTAAATGGGTGACCAAGCAGTTCGTCGGCACCAATACCGCCAGCTGGGAAAGCGAAAGCAGCTGGGATGACTTCGGTGGTGGCGGTACGGTGAAGAGCGTGACGCTGAACGGCCAGACAGTGACCCCCGATGCTCAAGGCAACGTCTCCCTGACCATGAACGAAGTGACCGTAGATGCGAGCCTCGACCCGACGAGCACCAACCCAGTGGAGAACCGTGCCGTGGCCAGCAAGATCGCCGAGGTCGAAGCCGGTACCGTCTTCTCCATGGACGCGGAACTGAGCCAGGACGAAAGCACGGTGACACTTTCCTTGAAGAACAAGAGCGGCGCGGAGATTGCCAGCGTCGATATTCCCGCAGGCAGTGGCGGAGGTGGCGGTGGAGAGACATCTACCGCCAAGATCGTGCTGAGTGCGAGCGTGAGCCAGCCAATCATCAAGGAGGGTGGCGCGTGTGTGCTGTCTTACAGTTACGACCATCAGTATGTAGGTGGCGATGATGCAGGACAGACGACAGGCCAGAAAGCGACCATTGAACTGCGTGTGATGCGTGGATCCATCCAGGTCTATACGGAAGAGAAGAGTGACGTGAGTGCCGGTCTCTACACGTTTGATGTGAGCAAGTACCTGCAAGTGGGCACGACCGACATTTACGTGAAGGCCACGACCACCGACCCGACAACAGGCAACACGCAGACTAAACAGGCATACGTGAATGTCCGTGTCGTGAACCTGAGCCTGAACAGCAGCTACAGCCTGAGCAACGGTCTGAGCAGTGGCGGCTACCAGCACACAGACAACGTGGTCATCCCCTATACTATCCAGGGCACCGGCTCGAAGACCGTCTTCCTGTATGTGGATGGCGTCCAGGCCGACAGTGCGACTGTGACCCGAAGCGGCACGACCAACGGCAGCTTCACCATTGCCATGAGCGAACTGGAAGTAGGCCGGCACACCGTGCAGCTGGTAGCCGAGATGGAAGCAAGCCAGACGCTGACGCTGCGCAGTGAAAGCATCTACATGGACGTGTTCAAGGCAGGAAGCAGCACACAACTGATAGGAACGAAGACCGTCTTCCGTGACGGTAGGATATTCTCCTCGGCCAATCACCTGACCCCGACGCTGGAGGTAGGCCAGTATGAGCAGCTGTCATTCGAATATGTGGTCTATGATGCCGGTGTGACCCCTGCCACGATGGAAGTCTGGCATAACGGAAGCATCGTCCAGACCGTCAGCGTGCCGCGCAGCACCCAGACCTATGCCAACCGCTTCACAGACCAAGGCGTGCAGACCATGAAACTGGTGTGCGGTGCGGCAGAATACCCGTTCTATATCGACGTGACCCAAAGCAGCATCGATGTGAGCGAGGCATCCCTTGACTTGCGCCTGAAACTGACAGCCGTCGGCCGTAGTAACGGAGAGAGCGACCCTGCCCATTGGGAACACGGGAATGTGCATACCTCTTTCACCGATGTGGACTGGCAGACCAGCGGTTGGACAGGCGAGTCTCTGAAACTGATGAATGGTGCGAAAGCCGTCATCGACTATAAGCCTTTCGTGCAAGATGCCGCTACAGCAGGACGCACCATCGAGGTTGAGATGAAGGTGAGCAACATCACCGACAAGGAGGCCGCAGTGGTGAGCTGCATGGACGGTACCAAAGGCTTCCAGATTACCGCCGAAAAGGCCATGATGTACACCGGCTCGGTCAAGGAGGTAGAAGATGAGGACGGCAACACCATAGAACAGCCTGTAGGTGTCGGCCGACAGTACGGCAGTGACGAGTGGAAGAAGATTGCCTTCGTGGTCGGCAGACGTGCCGATGGTCGCCTGATGGAACTCTACGTGAACGGCACGCGCTGCGCCGCCGACATCTACGGAGACAGTGACAACTTCATGCAGGACACGCCACAGGGCATCACCATAGACAGCGCGGGGGCAGACGTGGAGGTACGCACCATCCGCGTCTATGACCGAGCCCTGAGCGATGATGAGGAAATGGACAACCACATCGTGGACAGGACAACGCTTGATGAGATGGCCGCCCTGTTCGAGGAGAATGACGTGCTGGGCGACAATGGCCGAAGCATCGACTTCCAGAAACTGAGGAACAAGGGCAAGGGCATCATGCTTGTCGTGCGTCCCAATGGACTCGACCCCGTGAATGCCGAAAACAACAAGAAGACCGACTTCCTGTGTGACGTCCACCTGTGGCTACCCGATGGCCGGTACATCTACCTGCACAATGTGAATGTGAGAATCCAGGGCACGAGCTCGACGAAGTACCCGACCAAGAACTATCGTATCTACTGCGCCAAGGGCGACAGCCCCGAACTGTATATCAACGGCGTGCAGCAGCAATCGCTGAAGGTCTCGCTGCGCATCGGCCAGAAGCCGGTGACGATACTTTGTGCCAAGGCCGACTACTCAGACTCATCCATGACTCAGAATACGGGCGGTGCCAAACTTTGGAACAACATGATGAAGTCGCTTGGTTTCCTGACCCCACCGCAACAGGTGGACAGCACAGTGCGCACTTCGGTGGATGGCTATCCTATTGACATATTCTCGGCCGAGAGCATGGAAGACACGCCTGTCTATTATGGCCAGTACAACCTGAACCATGACAAGAGTGATTGGCAGGACATCATCGGCATGGAGCATGTGGACGGATTTACCCCGACAGAGCCTATCGCCTTCGAGTTTCTGAACAACACGCAGCCCCTGTGCCTGTTCCAAGGGGCGGCAGACCTTGACGCCCAGGCTGCGGCAGATTTCGACAATGCCCTGGAGTTCAACTACCCCGCAAAGACCGACGGGGAGGATACCAAGTGGAGCAATGCCCCATTGGCGAAGAAGAATGCCTTCAAGCGTCTGTGGGGTTGGGTGCGTGACTGTGTACCATCCGGGGCTGACCCGGATGATGTAAGCACGTTCACCTCGGCCAAGTTCCGGACTGAGGTTGAAGACTACATCAACTTGGCCTTCCTGCTCTGCTGGTGGCTGTTTACGGACTATTTCTTGAACGTGGACCAGCGCGTCAAGAACATGATAGCCGCCACCTGGGACGGACTGATATGGTACCTGCTGTATTACGACGGAGACACCCAGTTGGGCGACCGCAACGACTCCATGCTGGCATACCTCTACGACGTGACCCGTGAGACATGGGACAGCGACAAGTCCAAGTATGCCTTCGAGGGACATGACTCATGGCTGTGGTGCCTGGTACTCGCCAACTTCGAGAGCGAGATCAAGGCTATGGCCACGACCATGCGCACAAAGCTGACCGAAGAGCTGGTGAACCAGATGTTCGATGTCGAGCAGCAAGGCAACTGGTGCGGGCGTGCCTACAACAAGAGCGGTGAACTGAAATACATCAAACCACAGACCGAAGGTGTGATTGTGAAAGGACAGCTGGTAAAATACCCGTATATCTACGCACTGAAGGGTGACAAGCAGGCATTCCGTCACTGGTTCATCCAGAACCGTTTTGCCCTTCTGGATGCCAAGTACGAAACTGGCAATTACCTTTCGGACAACATCGACATGTACATGAGCCGACAGGCAGGAGATGCGGCCAACACCATCGTGGTGAAGAGCAACGAACTGTACTATTTCGGCTATGGTACCAACAACGCGCCCCACCTACAGGCAAGCGAGAAAGCGGAAAAGGGCGAAAGCGTGACTCTGGTGTTCGAGAACGCCTTCACGGTGAACGACCCAATCCGTATCTACGGAGCAAGCCGCATCGCAGAACTGAACGGACGTGGAGCCGCCAACAACCTGACTGGTGACATGAACCTGAACAAATGCAAGGTGCTGCGCAAACTTGACCTTCAGACTGCGGGCAACGGATCCAACGGCTGGTGCCTGGTGCTTGATCAATGCCATCAACTTGTAGAAGTGAACCTGTACGGCCAAGCCAATGCCAAGACTGGCACGCTGAGCAGCACCGAACTTGACTTCCGCAACCAGACACGCCTCACGACACTTGATGCCCGTGGTGTGAACGTGCAGGCCGTCCTGTTCGCGCAGGGAAGCCCCCTTGTCACCGCCAAGCTTGGTGGCAACATCCAAACACTACGTTTGGAATACCTGCCACTGTTGACAATGGCCGGTCTGACGTTGCAGAACTGGCGCACGGTGAAGACGTTCCGATTCGCAGGTTGCCCGCATCTCAATTGGGGAACATTGCTCGGCCAATGCACGTCAGTAGAACGAGTCCGCATCGAGGGCATCGACGTGACTGACGACGGCACACTGCTCAATCGTTACAAGATGCTGAAGGGCGTGGACGCAAGCGGCAATGCCGTGGAATACTGTGCATTGGTCGGTACCGTGCATCTGACCCGATATATGGAGGATGCCGAATATGCGGAAATGCAGGCCACCTACCCGGAACTGACCATTCTGCAACCCGAATACTCGATGCTGGAGTTCGACGACACGGTGAGCGACGATGCCAACGTGAGCAACCTTGACAACAGTACAGGCTACAAGTTCGGCAACGACTATGCGGCGAGCGGCCACGTGCTGGCCATATTGAAGAAACGGCACAGAGTGTTGGCCAAGGTGACGAAGAAGCCCACGACACGGAATATTACCCATGCCGGCATACAGACGACAGCCAACAATCCGGACGGTGAGATGACCATCTTCCCGCTCCATGACGGGAACTCGAACTACTATGCCGATGCCGAGGAGCTGAGCCACTGCACAGCCGCCCGTCTGGATGCGACCGAAGGCGACTGGATGATGTGGGAACCCCACCGATGGTTCAAGGGCGTAAATGACTATCTGAACGGCAAGCACTATGCCTGCTGGAGCAGCAACCCCACCAAGCCTACGGAGCCGGAATGCACCATCCTGTCATTGCAGGACATCCAGAATGCCGGAGACTACCGCGACAACTACAAGATCATGAGCGGTAAAGAGACATTGAACGAAAGCTATACAGCCGACAGTACCTATGCCGTGTGCCGCGTCACCGTAAGCGGCTATAGCAAGGTGCGTTTCCCGAGCGTCCCTGGTACGGCACTGATCGGTGCCGTGTTCACCGATGCAGCCGGCAATGTCATCAGTTCGCTCGTGGTGAGCACACTGGGTGCAAAGTTCGTTGCCGGCATGTATCTGATTGCCGATGTGCCAGCCAATGCGGAGGCGTTGAACTTCTCCATCCAGAAGAGTGCCGAGTTCGACATGGTGGTTTTGAGCAACAGTACGAAAATCGAGGACATGGAACCCTATTGGGCAGAAGAGGACGAGCACCTCTGTGCCGTGGTAGGCAGTTCCGTAGTCGGAGACAAGCTGCGTGCTTGCATTACAGGCAGCAGTACCGCATCGAACATGACATGGACCGACTTCCACTACTACAGCGTGCAGCGCGGTATGCAGCAGATTGACGGACTGATGCACAACGACATCGCCAACCTGTTCTATGCAAAGTATGGACGGCGTGACAGCCAGATGCAATGCGGTGCCGGTCCCCATTCCAACAGCAGAACCACAGGCGGAACGGCCAAGATCGGAATGCTGGACACGGTGAACACCGACGGCACGACAGTGGGCGGCGTTGAAGGTGACGGGCTGGCCTTCTATGCCGACAAGAACACGTTCGGCGAGACAATCTACACGCGCATCAACAACATCAACTGTCTGGGCTACGAAGACATCTACGGCCACAAGTACGACATGATGGACGGCGTGGACTTGCCGAATGACAGCGGCAACGCCGCGAAATGGCGGTTCATGATGCCGGACGGCACATACCGTTCTGTCAAAGGCGTGAATGCCACGGGCTGGATAACGGGTGTCGTCCATGGCCGATGGATGGATTTGGTTCCTTGCGGCACGAACGGCAGCAGTTCGACCCACTATTGTGACTATTACCACTATAGCAGTTCAGCTGGCCGTGTGGTCTGTCGCGGCTTCAGCAGCGCGTATGCGTATGGCGGTGTGTCGTACGCGTATGCGAGTAACGATGCGTCGTTCTCGTCGGCGTACATCGGGTCGCGTCTGGCCTTCCGCGGCAAAATCGTGGTGGCGCCAAGCGTCGCAGCGTTTAAGGCGCTCACCGAGCTCGCGTGAGCGAAAAGCGTAAAACGGGAGCGAAGCGACAAAGCGTAATGTCCGAGGAACGAGGACATCGGTAAAACGGGCGCAAGCCCGTCGGCGCTGGGAAAAATTTCTGTTTTTTTTAAAAAGACAAGAAAAAGAATCCAAGATGTCGAAAATTTGCCTATATTTGCCGACAAAAAATAAGGTGGAAGTTCCTATAGGCCGTGTGGTCTGTCGCGGCAACAACAACGCGAATGCGAATGGCGGTGTGTCGTACGCGAATGCGAATAACGATGCGTCGTTCTCGACGGCGAACATCGGGTCGCGTCTGGATAACAACCAAAGAAACTGAAATCGGCGTACAGCAATGGGGACGTGTCCCCGACGCGGTGCCGAGGGAACGGAGCCTCACCAACAGCGGCCATACATTGGTCGGAAAGGTGAAAAACGGAGTGAAGGGTAGAGTCTGGTAGGGCGGCAACGTCTCGAACGACTTGGACCCACGGAATGAAGGCTTCGGCCTTCCAAACTACAATCAGAACTATGCGCAGAGATGGTTACATCATTGAGGAAATTGTGGACTTCCGCAATATGTCGGAGTCCTTCGACGCAGTGCTGCGTGGCGGTCGGCGTAAGGCCAGCCACCAAGGCAGGTGGCTTCTTGCGCACAGGGAAGAGGTTATTCGTGATTTGACTGAACGTATAACGGCAGGCACATTCTCGGTGAAGGATTACAGGGAACGAGAGATTTTCGAGGGCGGCAAGCTCCGCAAGATCCAGATTCTCTCGATGTATGACCGTATCGGTGTTCATGCTGTGATGAATGTCGTGGACAAGCATATCCGCAAGCGGTTCATTCGCACCACATCAGCCAGCATCAAGAACCGAGGAATGCACGACCTACTTGACTACATCCGGCGCGACCTAAGGGATGATCCTGACGGCACGCGGTACTGTTACAAGTTCGACATCTCGAAGTTCTATGACAACGTGAAGCCGGAACTCGCCATGTACTGCGTCAAACGGGTTTTCAAGGACAAGAGGCTCGTCGCCTTGCTGGACGGTTTTGCCCACTTGATGCCATCGGGTCTCAGTATCGGGCTGCGCAGTTCGCAAGGTCTTGGCAACCTTCTGCTTTCTGTCTTCCTGGATCACTATCTGAAGGACAGGTTCGGTGTACGCCACTTTTACCGCTATTGCGATGACGGAGTGGTATTGGCCGCCACCAAGGCAGAACTTTGGGACATCCGGGACATCGTACATGACCTGACAGAAGAGGCAGAATTGGAGATCAAGGCCAATGAGCGTATCTTCCCCGTGAGCGAGGGCATCGACTTCCTGGGTTATGTGATATACAGTTCCGAGCACGTGGAACTGCGCAAACGTATCAAACAGACCATGGCCCGCAAGATGCACGAAATCAAAAGCAAGAAAAGGCGGCGTGAACTGATTGCCAGTTTCTATGGCATGGCGAAGCACGCCAACTGTAATATGTTGTTCAATAAATTAACAGGCAAGACAATGAAATCATTCAAGGATTTGAAAGTCGCTTACAAGCCGGAAGACGGCAAAAAGCGTTTCCCCGGTGCCGTAGTAAGCATCAGGGAACTGGTAAACCTCCCCATTGTGGTCAAGGACTACGAGATGGGCATCAAGACCGAACAGGGCGAAGACCGCTGCATCGTGGCCATCGAACAGAATGGTGAGGCCAAGAAGTTCTTCACCAACAGCGAGGAGATGAAGAACATTCTCGCACAGATCAGGGAAATGCCTGACGGCTTCCCATTCGAGACAACCATCAAGACCGAAACCTTCGGTAAAGGCAGAACAAAATACGTATTCTCATGAAAAGGACTGAGGGAACCGCCGGTGTCAAGCTGATCGAGTGTGTCAGCCCGGCAAGAAACAAGTGGCGCATCCGCTGGGATGTGCAAGAGAAGGAAAACGGACAGGCTGACTACATGGAGGCAGAGTTCGGCCATCGCCCATCCATCGAGGAGATCAAGGATGCCATCATCGGTTGGTATAATGAACAGACCGACAAGACCATATTGTCCGGCTTCGAATATGAGGGTCACATGGTGTGGCTGTCAGCCGAGAACCAGTTCAACTACAAGGCAGCCTACGACCTCGCCGTCCAGACGGACGGGGCAACCCTTCCGGTGAAGTTCAAGTTCGGTACGACAGAAGAACCAGTGTATCGAGTGTTTGAAACCTTGGCCGACCTGTCGGCTTTCTACACGGCAGCCATGCGGCATATCCAGAATACATTGGATGCCGGTTGGCAGAAGAAGGATGCCATAAATTTCGGAAACTATCAGATTGAATAGTGGTAAGAAAAGCCCTATGGGGGAAGGGTAAAAAAAAGCCCCCAGCCTGTTAATATAGACGCCAATCATTTATTAACATGTACCCGTATGGAACGCGGCTGGGGGCATAAGTCCTTCACCGTTCCATACGGGTATTTTTTTGTGAGAATAAATGATTGACGGTGCGAATATACTAATTTTTTATGAAATGACCTATTACGAAATAATAAAATTGAGCAAAGAATCAATAGAAATGCTAAATTCAGCAGGTTTTCGCATGGAAGATTGCCAATATTTGGCACTTTATGAAGATTACAGACGGATGCACGATGCGGGGAACAAGACAACCTACATTGTCGCGGTTCTTCATTCCAGATATAATGTGAGCGAACGCAAGGTATATGATCTGATCAAGCGGTTTGGAAAATGCTGCACGATTGGTGCAGCGTGAATTGTTCGAAACTTTCTCCTGTCTCAATGGAAACAGCTATCTTTGCGCCGCTAAAAGTTGAGAAAATGAGAAAGCAATATTTATCAGCGCCGCTTCCTTTCCAAGGGCAGAAGCGGAGATTCGCCAAGGAATACATCAAGGCACTCCGGCAGTTTCCTGATGGTACCACGTTCGTTGACCTGTTCGGTGGGTCGGGGCTCCTTTCGCACATTGCCAAGTGCCAAAAGCCGAAATCGGCTGTAATATATAATGATTACGACGGCTATCGGAACAGGTTGGAACATATAGGCCGGACCAATGCCATATTGAAAGATTTGCGTGGGATTGTGGCCGAAGTACCTCGACACAAACCGATATTGGGCAAGTCCCGTGAACTTGTACTGGAGTGCATCCGCAAGCATGAACTGGAATATGGTTATGTCGATTATATCACGTTGTCATCGTCGGTCATGTTCTCCATGAAGTACGCCAACGGGTTCGCCGACCTGAAAAAGGAAACGCTATACAACAACATCCGAACGGAGGACTACCCGGAATGCCTGGACTATCTGGATGGATTGGAAATCACATCGGCCGACTATAAAGAGGTTTTCGACAGATACAAGAACGTGCCCGGTGTCGTGTTCCTGGTTGACCCGCCCTATCTAAGTACAGACAGCAAGACCTATCAAATGTACTGGACATTGGCCGACTACCTTGACGTGCTGACGGTTCTCGTTGTCCATCGCTTCATCTATTTCACCTCGAACAAGTCCAGCATTGTGGAACTATGTGAGTGGATGGGGAAGAACAAGGACATCGGGAATCCATTCGGACAATGCCAGCGACGCGAGTTCAATGCCAGATTGAACTACAATGCGGAATACACAGACATCATGCTTTATACCTCCGCTTGAATGCTATTTTAATACCATTTGAACTATGAATAAACTCGAGTTTCGCAAGTGAAAATTTGATGAAATAATCTCTAATAAAAAACGCCAAGAGTCTTGCATAATTTGCAAGAAATCAGTATCTTTGCGCTTGCAAAACAAACAAATAACTAATATCCTCTTGGCATGCGCAAA